GCAACCGTTGATAGTTTAATTTTCTATTCCGTTGCGTACTGGAGAGTGACCTCTCTGTATGCTGATGACGGAAGACCATCCGGCTTTGAGTGGGTCGCTAATAATCGCGTTACATATACCACTAACCAATACGGTACAGAGATTAAAGATTATTTTGTAGATGGCAATCTCGTACCTATGGCTGGTATTGGATCGCTCGTCACTTTCCAATCGTTGATACCAGGAGTACTACAGACTGCCGGTACTACTATTAAAGCTGCGTGGGATATACAAAGAGCGAGCGCGGTAAGCGCCGCTACTCCAATGGCTACTACAATCTTAAAAAATAATGGTGCGGATCTACCCGAAACACAGATCCAAGGAATTTTAGCCGGATGGAACTCAGCTAGAAAAAATCGCAGTACGGCGTATTTAACTTCTACTCTCACTGCAGAAAATATTGGGTTTAGTCCTAAGGATATGATGTATACAGAAGCATCTCAGTACTTAGCTACTGAGATCGCTCGCGCTATGAACGTACCGGCGGCGTATCTATCTGCCGATATGAATAACTCGATGACTTACCAAAATATTTTAGATGGTCGTAAAGAGTTTGTAGCTTATTCTCTACAGCCTTATATAAGCGCGATCGAGGATCGCCTATCTATGAACGATATTACAAATAGCTCTAATCAGGTGCGGTTCGCGGTAGACGATACGTTTTTACGCGTTGATGCAAAAGAGCGTTTAGAGATTATCGAAAAAATGCTTAGTCTAGATTTAATTAACGTCGATCAAGCCCGAGAGATGGAATCACTCACACCGCTAGGAGATGCAAGTGCTACTAACGTTTAGTCAAGAGATCCAAGCTGCAGATACAGAGCGCCGAATCGTATCCGGACTTGTTGCACCATATGGCGAGGTCGGACATACAAGCGCAGGACCCGTAATGTTCGAGCGCGGCTCTATCGCTATTCCCGATGCAGAGAAAATAAAATTACTAGCGCAGCATCAACAAGACAAACCGGTAGGACGAGCTATCAGCTTTAGCGATTCTACCGCTGGCGTTTATGGTTCCTTTCGATTGAGTATGAGCAGCCGAGGACAGGATGCCTTACTCCTTGCGCAAGAAAATCTTGTAAGCGGCTTATCCGTAGGGGTGGATGTAACCGCCTCTAAGCCGATGGGAGATTACTTGCTTGTCACGGCGGCCGTCCTCAAAGAGGTGTCGCTCGTCGAGAGCGCCGCATTTTCTAGCGCCTCCGTTGATGAGATTATGGCGGCACGTGCAGAGTTAGAAGCTGCGACAAGTACAAAAGAAAAAACTACTACTATTTCTACGACTATCGTAGAGATCGAAACCGAAACAGAAACTGAAAGCGAGGAAGCTGTGACTACAGCCCCAGAAAATACATCGGAGGAGACTCCGGTAGATACAGCGGTCGAGGCTGAAAAAGTCGAAGCCGCTCGTAAGATCATCCGTCCATCCGTGCTCGACTCACAAAGAGTACGCACACCTATTACATCAATGGCTACATACACAGAGCACAAGATCAAAGCTGCACTAGGCAACGATGAATCAAAGCTTTACGTAACTGCAGCCGATGATTTTGCCGGAAATCCTGCATTTAATCCGACACAGTACCTACAAGAATTTGTAACTAATACACGTTTTGGTACACCTGCGATTGATGCTTGTTCTCAAGGCGTTTTACCGGCACAGGGTATGACCATAAACGTGCCCTCACTTGTCACTGCAGCTGGCGGCGGTACAGGCGTAGCGCCAACCGTTACAGTAGAGGCAGAAAACGGCGCAGTATCTAATACAGATATGCAGAGCGCGTATCTTACGGGAAGTGTACAAAAGTACAGTGGAATGGGTACGATCAGTATTGAGCTCCTCGAGAGGTCCGACCCTAATTTCTATGCAGAGCTAACACAACAGCTACAGAACGCATACCTAACTACTATCGATACAGCCGTAGTAAATGCACTACTAACAGCTAGTACAGGTTCGACACATACAACAGCTGATAGCGATGGAGTCATCGCGTTTACCTCACAAGCTGCAGCGGCTATTTACAAAAACACAGGTTACTTTGCGCAGAATTACGTAGGTAATGCCGCACAATGGCAGCTACTAATGGGCGCAACAGATACCACAAAGCGACCAATCTATAACGCTATCCAGCCAATGAACGCAGCCGGACAGGTAGGCCCACAGTCTATTCGCGGTAACGTACTAGGACTTGATCTCTACGTAGACAAGAACTTTACAGAGACCACAGTGGATGATTCGTCAGCTCTAATTTTGGCACCTGAGGCTTTCACGGTTTACCGTAGCCCACAGGCTTATATGAGCGTAAACGTCGTATCTAACCTACAAGTACAGGTAGCGATCTACGGCTTTATGGCAACTATCGCAAAAATGCCTAACGGTATCGTTAGATACTTGAAGGCATAAGTAACAAAACTAATAGTCGGTAGGGCTCTTAGCCCTTTGAGCCCTACCGGCCTCTTTTAAGATAGGAGTAAAGATGCCAGCTACATACGTCACAGAGGCAGAGCTACGCGCTAACCTCGGTATCGAAAACCTTTACTCAAGCGATATAGTCGAGACGTGCTGCCAAACGGCGCAGGATCTCCTAAATCAGTTTTTATGGTTTGCCTCAGCTCCGGTAGTAGGCGTAACCCTACAAAATAATGTAATTACCGCGATGGTTGCTAACCCTATGATCTTTACTACCGGGCAGTCTGTAACCTTGAGTGGATGCGGCTCAACCTCTAACGGTACCTATACGATCACCGGTACGATCCCTTGGTCAGCTGGCACTACATCGCAGCTACCATCGATCGTATGGAATAACACTTACTTTAATTGGCCTAACGGTTACAGCTTTATCCAATTTGCCAAAACCGGAGCTAACGTTAATTTTCAGCGCGTACTACCTTATGGCTCAGCCGTAGGAGCAGATACAAAGACAAACTCATACGCTACGACTCCGGCGATAAGAGAGGCCGCGATGATCCTAGCGGTCGATGTTTTCCAATCAAGGCAGGTCAGCCAAACCGGTGGAGTAACGATCGATGGGTTTAGTCCTAGTCCCTACCGTATGGGTAACTCAACAATCGGCAAAGTAAGAGCTTTATTATCCGGTTATCAAAATCCCGGAAGTATGGTCGGATAGATGCCAGCCGCGATAACTACACTCCGAGCCTCACTTGCTACAGCTTTAGCAAATGCTAACGTTTGGAATACTTACAGCTTTCCGCCTCCAACTATTACAGCTAATAGCGTAATCGTCGCTCCGGCAGATTCTTACATCACTCCGAGTAATAATACTTACTCGGCTATCTCGCCATTAGCAAACCTTAAAATTATTATGACCGTGCCGATGCTGGACAATCACGGCAACCTTAACGGTATCGAAACTTTAGCGGTAGCAGTTTTTAATAAACTTACAGCATCAAATATTGTAATGAATATTGGCGGTATGTCGGCTCCCTCAGTACTTGAAGTACAGAGCGGTACCTTACTCACTGCCAGTTTTGACATATCCGTACTAACGAGCTGGAGCTAACCAATGCCATATACAGAGGATGACCTAAAGTTTTTGCGAAAGATCGGACAGATTGTAGATGAACCTGCACCGGTCAAAGTAGCAAAAGCAACACCAACACCAACACCAACTACAGAGAGCGAGGAATAGGCCGTGGCCGTATTCTTATCAAATGGAGTGGTCGTAACCCTTAACTCGGTAGACCTCTCAGATCACGTAACAAGCGCAACAATTAACCGCGTTTTTGAAGAATTGGAAATTTCTGCGATGGGTGACACCGCTAGAAAATATACCAAGGGCCTCGAGACTTCAACCATTACGCTGGACTTCCTAAACGATAACGCTGCATCGGGAGCCGGATCGGTACGAGCTGCACTTCAAGCCGCGTGGGGTACAACAGTGCCTATTACACTTAAGCAGACAAGCGCAGCCGTATCTACAACAAATCCCGAGTACCAAAGTACGATTTTGGTCAACAACACCACCGACATTAATGGTGATGTGGGAAGCATATCCAGCCAATCGATTACATTTACTTGTAATTCACCTATCGTCGTAGACGTAACACCATAACAAACTAGAAAAGGGGCAAAAAATGGCAAAACTTAAAATAACAAGGGTTACGGGCGAGGTTACTGAGCATCAAATCACGCCACGTATTGAGTATGCCTTTGAATTGCACGTAAAGAAAGGCTTTCACCGAGCTTTTCTCGAGGACTCTAAACAGACCGATCTTTATTTTTTGGCGCACGAGTGCCTTAAAATGGCAGGGGTAGTAGTTAAACCTTTTGGACCGGAATTTTTAGATACTCTCGTTAAGGTGGAAGTACTCGACGACGAACCTTTAGATTAGGGCGAGACTCTCTAACCTATCAGGTAGCCCAGCTATCGATCAGGTTAGGGATCTCGCCTCAATCGGTGCTCGATCTCGATGTAGATATGTACAGGATGTTAATACAAGTGTTAAACGATCAAGCTAAGGAGGCCGAGCAATATGCCAATAGAAGTAAAAGGCGTTAAGCAAACTATCAAGGCCATCCGTAAAGTAGATCCGGAATTACTTAAAGAGATGAACGCCGAGATTAAGGCCGTAATGATTCCGTTACGCGATAAGGCTCGAGGGTATGCTCCATCACCCCAGCCGGATAATCTTTATGCGTGGAACGAAAACACGGTAGGTAAAACTATTACAGCTCGTAACTCAGCTTTTAGAAACTTTAACACCGAGGGCCAAGTAAGGCTTTTCCCTCTTTACGATCACGCTACGGTAAAAAAGGGGATCTACTACTCACAGTCCGGCGGTCAAAAAAACCGCAACGGCTGGAGGGCTCTTTACTTTGTAGGTAACAAATCGGCTGCCGGATCTATCTATGAGACAGCCGGGCGAGCTGAGACCACATCCCGTAAAGGTTATCGCTCAAATAACCCAGGAGCCGGCGAGCACTTTGTAAGCCGTATGGGTCCTCTCTATGGCAATAAGCGCGAGGAGCGCGGCCGTATGATTTTTAGAGCGTGGCACGAGGATCAGGGTAAAGCTCAAGCGGCGGTAATACGTGCAATCGAAAAAACAATCGCAGCCTTTAATCAAGGCCGATACACAAAGGCGGCATAATGGCAACCCTACCTAGTTTAGTCGTAAGCGCGGTTACGACCTTTGACGGTAAAGCTCTTAAAAAAGGTGAAAAACAAATAGGAGCTTTTGAAAAAAGCGCTAAAAGATTAGCTGTCGCTTTTGGTACTGCCTTTAGCGTACGTAAAATTACGCAATTTGGTAAAGCCGCTGCCGCCGCTTTTATTGAGGATGAAAAAGCTGCATCGCGTTTAGCCATATCGGTAAAAAATTTAGGCTTAGCCTTTGAGACTCCACGCATCGAGGAGTTTATAAGTCAGTTATCTCGTGCCTCAGGTGTGACCGACGATCAGCTCCGTCCATCGATGCAAAAACTTTTGACCACGACGGGCTCAGTTACTAAGGCTCAAGAATTACTTACTCAAGCCTTAAACATAAGCGCCGGTAGCGGTGTCGATTACGAGACAGTAGTAAACGATTTATCTATGGCCTATGTAGGTCAGACTCGAGGCCTGCGTAAATACTCACTTGGCCTAACTCAAGCCGAGCTTAAAACGATGACTTTTGCACAAATTCAGGAAAAACTTAATAAACAATTCTCCGGCGCTAACGCGCAATACCTTACGACTTATGCAGGAAAATTACAGCTGATCACTACCGCCGCTGGAGAAGCCAGCGAAAAGATCGGAGGGGCGCTAGTCGATTCCCTTATATCTGTATTCGCTGCAGGGGATGTAACTAAATTTGTATCGCAAATCGATACCCTAGCTAATAAAATAGCCAATGTAGTAAATAGCGTAGTTTTTGGATTCCAAAAATTATACATCCTCACTAGCGACCGGGCCATCCTTGCGAGTTTTAACCCTTTCGATGATTACGAGAAAAATGCTTTAGCGGCGATTGAAGCTGCCGAAAAGGCTGCCAAATTTAGGATGAACGCGCCTACGATCGGCTACCTAGGCTCACAGCCTATGAATATTTACGAGAGTGCATCCGATGCAGCCAAGCGTAAAAAAGCCGAGGCCGATGCAGAAAAGCGTAGAAAACAAATCGCCGCCGATGCAGCTAAATCGGCTAAAGTAGAAAAACAAAAATTAGCCCTAACAAAGGCCGCTGCCGTTTTTGATAGTACCCGGATCTCGATAGCTGCAGCTCTTAAAGCTACCTACGACAAAGAGACTAAACTACGCCTTGAGGCTCTTATGCTTATCGAGGAGGATAAAGGCGAGGCAGCTCTTAAGAAAATTGACGAGCTCGCTAAATTCCAGAAAAACGCCGATATGCAACGTTTAGCCGGTGTCGAGGAGATCAGTAACGCTACGCTACAGTCCCTAAATACTCAGTTACTTACAGAGCTTAAAGTCATAAACGATAGCAAAATGGCCGAGGGTAATAAAGAGCTGGCACGTGAGGAGGCGTTTAAGAAGTATAACG